CCTCTTGAAGGAGATTTAATTTTTATCCCTTTTATGAAAGATTCAGGAGAATTATATGAAATTAAATTTGTAAATACATCTAAAGATTTATACACATTAGGTAGAAATGTTCCATATTATTATGAATTATCCTTAGAACCATTTAAATACAATGATGAATCATTAGATACAGGAATTACAGCTATAGATAATATCGAAATTGAAGATTCTTTTAAAACTTCATTAATATTAAATTCTGGATCGGGTAATTATTCTATCGGAGAAATTATTTATCAAGGAACGGATGCAAATAATTATACAGCACAAGCTACAGTAACTGACTGGGATACTGCGAATAACATTTTAACTGTGATGAATACTCAAGGCGAATTTACTAATTCAACAATTCCGTTAATAGGAAGTTCTAGTAATGCTGCATACACATTAATATCTTTTGATTTTAGAGATTTATCGCCTGAATTTGATAATATACCAATTAAAAACGAATCAACTAATTATATTAATACATCAGAACTAAATCCATTTGGTAGTTTATCTTACGATTAAGGATAAAAATGTTTCCACCAATAAATGCGCCAATATTAGAACAAAGATTACAAGCAATTAGAAAAACTACTGTTGCTTTTGCTAGTCTATTTAAAGAAATCCCATTTATCAAATACGATCAAAACGGTAATGAAGTTGAACGAATGATTGTTCCGATTATTTACGGAAACAAAGAAAAATATGTACAAAGAATAGATATCCCAAATGAACAAGTTCAAATTACTCTACCTAGAATAGAATATGGTTTACTTAATATGATCTACGATTCATCTCGTAGAACGAATCAAGCAAATAAAATTGTAGGGTGTAGTTCAGATTCATCGGCTTATGTAAATTCACCGATTCCTTATAATTTCAATTTTGAAATCGTACTATACACTAGAAATATAGAAGATGCTAACCAAATAATGGAATATATTTTACCATTTTTTTATCCTGATTATAATATAAAATTAAATATGGTTCCTGAACTAGGGATTATAAAAAATATTCCTATATCATACACAGGGGAATCTGAAGATGCAGATTCCACCGGATCTTATGATAGCCCAGTAAGATCTGTATTTAGAACTCTAACATTCACCGCTAGAAGTTATATCTACCAACCGCCAAAATATTATAAACCAATTTTATCCGCGCAAACTAATATTAATATACCAACAAATTCTGTACAATTACAAATGTCTAGCGGTAATGGAACATTTATAATTGGAGATTTAATATTCCAAGGATCCGCTTATGATAGATCAACTGCTCGTGCTGCCGTAACCGGATGGAATTCAACAACAAAAATACTTTCTGTGGAAAATATAACTGGAAGTTTAAAAAGTAATACTACGATATATAATACACAAAAAACTGCGCAGTATACTCTAGGATCGCTACCCAGTTCTTCAACCGTTTTCAGCACATTAATTACACCAACTCCAAATACCTATCCTGTAACTGGTCCATATGAGTATAATATTCAAGTAACTGACAATACAAAATAATTATGAGCAAATTTAATAAAACTATGGAAGGGATATTTAATGTTCCTTCAGTAGTAACTGAAGAAAATGATCTAACTGAATTTTATTCTGATGATACACAATCGACGCACGAATTATCTACTCTATTAGACCATGACTTAAAATCTGATTATGAGCGCACTAGAGACTCTATAGACTCATTAATCGCAAAAGGTACGGAAGCTATTGATGATATGCTTGCTATCGCTAGGCAAAGCGAAAAAGCTCGAGATTTTGAAGTCGCGGGTAATATGATTAAAACTATGGTTGATGCCAATAAAGAATTATTAGATATACAAAAGAAAATGCGCGATATAACGGGTAAAAAAGAAAATGTGACTCAAAATATTAAAAATGCAGTTTTTGTTGGTTCAACTACTGAACTACTAAAAGCAATGAAAGATATTAAGAAAAATGAACCTCTAGAAAATTTAAATTAATCAAAAATTTTTATGGCTTCTGAAAACAAAGACTATTATCGCGACAACCTTCTACTAAAACGTCCAGGCGTTCAATATGAATTTACCGAAGAACAACTCGCGGAATTACAGAAATGTTCCGAAGATCCAATTTATTTTATTAGAAACTATGTAAAAATCATTTCTCTGGATGAAGGTTTGATCTTATTTGATATGCATGAATATCAAGAAGAAATGGTTAAAACTTTTCATGAAAATAGATTTTCGATTGTTAGGATAGGGAGGCAGAGTGGCAAAACGACGACTTCTGTTGGTTACTTATTATGGCTTTCAATTTTCACAGAAAGATACAGCATTGCTATTACAGCTAACAAAAAATCTCTAGCAGTTGATATTTTATCTAGATATCAACTAGCATATGAAAATTTACCTATGTGGTTACAACAAGGGGTTGTAATATGGAATAAAGGTTCTGTTGAATTAGAAAATGGTTCAAAACTGTTAGCAGCATCAACAGCAGCATCATCAATACGTGGGGGATCATTCAATCTAGTTTTTATGGATGAATTCGCACACGTTCATAATAATCTCGCTGAAGAATTTTTTACTTCAACGTATCCTGTAATTTCATCCGGTAAAACTACTAAGATTATTATTGTATCAACTCCACGTGGTATGAATTTATATTACAAAATGTGGATGGATGCTGTAAATGGTAAGAGCGATTATAAACCTGTTGACATTCATTGGTCTAGAGTTCCAGGTCGCGATGAAGAATGGAAAGAAAAAACTATTCGTAATACATCACAACGACAATTTAATCAAGAATTTGGCTGCGAGTTTCACGGCTCAACTAACACACTTATTGATGGATCTAAATTACAAACTCTTGTTGCAATTGATCCATTAGATCCGGATGATAGAATATTTAAAGGGGTAACAATTCCTTACGAGATGGATATTTTTATTCCGTCTGTTAAAGAATCTTGGGACGAAGAAACTAAAAAACAAATAGATAAAGATCATATTTATGCGATGACTGTTGACGTTTCTGAGGGCAAGAATTTAGATTATGCTGCATTTTCAATCTTTGATGTATCAACAATTCCCTATATACAGGTTGCAACATACAGAAATAATCAATTGCACCCAATGCTGTTTCCTGATATTATTAAATTATGCGCAGAATATTATAATAACGCTTATGTATTAATAGAGATTAATAACAATCCAACAGTTGCAGATACATTATATCAAGATTTAGAATATGAAAACGTATTAAAAGTTTACGCAGGAAATAAAAAAGCTCAACAAATAAGTGAAAGCGGTAAAGCCACCCAGAATGGGGTTAATATGAGCCCATTAGTAAAACGCGTTGGATGCACCACATTAAAGACTTTAATTGAAACGGATAAATTACAATTAAATTCCGGAGAAACTATTTATGAATTAACTAGATTTATTGCCTCAAATAATTCGTTTTCTGCCGAAGAAGGCGCCAATGACGATTTGGCAATGACTCTAGTAATTTTTGCGTGGTTAACTACGCAAAAATTATTTATCGAATTATCTTCTACTGATATTAGAAAGCGATTACAGATCGAAAATAATTACGCAAAAGAAGAAGAATATGATGTACCGCCAATGCCTCAATTTAGTAATTCATTAATGGATAAATTTATTTTAGAAGATGGAGATTTATGGCAGGTTGTAGATTCTGTCGAATTATACTATTAAAATATTTATTTTTATAAATATTCCTAATGAAAGAGTAATTTTTAGGATTAATAATAAGGAGTAATTATATGGCTTTTCAAGTATCACCAGGAATAAATGTTTCGGAAATAGATGCCACAAACGTAACAGCAGTTGCGGGGACTTCTACTGGAGCATTAGCCGGACAATTTACATGGGGTCCTGCAAATAAAAGAATTTTAGTAGACTCAGAAAATACTTTAGTATCGGTATTCGGTAAACCAACATCAAATACATATCAAACGTTTTTTTCAGCAGCAAATTTCTTAGCATACACAAATAATTTATTAGTTGTTAGAGCAGTTGGGTCTACAACATATAATGCGGTAGCTAATAATACAGCAATCCCTGCAAGTATAGCAAACGAATCTGTTTGGGAAAATTTATACGATATTAGATCTGGTCAAACTGGGGCTAAGGATTTAGGATCATTTGTATCTAGATATCCAGGAGAATTGGGTAATTCATTAGGTATTGCAGTTTGTTCTGATATTGATTTATTTAGAACACCAACTTTATACGCAAATACAGTAAACAATTCAAATCAAATTGTATTATCAGCTAATGTAAGTTCACAATATCCAGGTTTTAAAGCAAATGATATTTTAACTGTTTCCGGAACAGATTATACTATTTCTACAATCTCCGGTAACACAATAACAACAACTGCAAATACTATATCAACTCAAAATACCCAACCAGCTGTTATTTCTTGGAAATATAGTTCAATATTTACTAGATCACCAAATACATCAATATATGCAACAGCTCAAAATAGCTCATCAGATGAATTACATTTAGTTGTGGTTGATAAAGATGGTAGAATTAGCGGTGTACAAGGAACTGTTTTAGAAAAATACGAAAGCGTTTCAAAAGCAGTAGATGCAAAAACTGATGACGGTTCTTCGAATTATTACGTGAATGTTATCTTTAATAAATCTAAGTATATTTACGTTGCTAACCATTTGACTGGAAATGTAAATTGGGGGACAAATTCTTCTGGAACAACATTCTCGCAATTACAAAATTATGAAGTAACTTTGACTGGAGGTTCTAGTGCTGCTCCTCAAACTTCAGATATTGTTTCTGCATACGATTTATTTGGAAACCCCGCAGAAGTTGATGTATCTTTAATTATTTCTGGAGAACCCGATTTAACAATTGCAAATAAAGTATTATCTTTAGCGCAACAAAGAAAAGATGCAGTTGCATTTATTTCTCCATTAAGAAAAGACGTTGTTTCTGCGTTTAACTTAGATAAAATTATTGCACATAGAAATTCTTTATCTCCTTCATCATCTTATGGATTGATGGATAGCGGATTTAAATATCAATTTGATAAATATAATAATGTTTATCGTTATGTTGCATTAAATGCTGATATTGCAGGTTTATGCGCAAGAACCGATAGTGTTCGTGACCCATGGTGGTCTCCTGCAGGATTTAATAGAGGACAAATCCTTAATGCGGTTAAATTGGCATGGAATCCATCAAAAACTCAAAGCGATTTATTGTATCAAAATAACATCAATACTGTTAGCGCATTTCCAGGGGAAGGTATAGTTCTTTTCGGAGATAAAACTTTACAAGGTAAAGCTAGTGCATTTGATAGAATCAATGTTCGTAGATTGTTTATTGTTCTCGAAAAAACAATTGCAAATGCAGCAAAATATTCTTTATTTGAATTTAATGATGCGTTTACTAGATCACAATTTGTTTCTATCGTAGAACCATTTTTAAGAGACGTTCAGGCTCGTAGAGGTATTTATGATTATAAAGTAATTTGTGACGAAACTAATAATACACCTCAAGTAATTGATTCAAATGGATTCGTTGGTGATATTTATATTAAACCTGCAAAATCTATTAATTATATCCAATTGAATTTTGTTGCTGTTCGTACTGGCGTTGATTTTAGCGAAATTGCTGGGATCGCATAAACAGAGAGAAAATTTATAATGAGGGATTATCCCTCATTATAAATAAGTTAATATATACAAAATAAACATAGAGGTATAATAAATATGGCATTCAATGTAGATACATTTAGAGCTGCGATGGCTCTTGATGGGGCTAGACCTAATCTGTTTGAGATTAATTTAAGATTTCCTACTATTGTCCAATCATCAGGATTAGGGGGTCTTCCAACAAATGAAATTAGATTTTTAGCCAATTCAACTCAATTACCACCATCAATTATTGGTGTTGCGAGAACAAATTATTTTGGTAGAGAAGTAAAATTTCCTGGGGATAGAGTTTTCCCAGATTGGTCAATTAATATTATTAATGATGAAACATTTTTAATTAAAAATGCATTTGAAATTTGGTCTAATGTATTAAATAATAATGCAGGTAATATTAGAAATCCAACGGCAGTAGATTATAGATCGTATACAACAACTGCAACTGTTACTCAATTCGGTAAAGATGGTACGCCGATTAAAGCTTATGGGTTTGCGGGCTTATTTCCATCAAATGTAGATGGAATAAATGTTGCCTGGAACGCAAATGATCAAGTTGAAGAATTTGGGGTAACATTTTCATATCAATATTGGGAAGATCTTGGTGTAAAAGGTATCCGAACTACTCCTTATGTAACTTCACCATATTAATTGCTAGAGGTATAGTATTTTGGCTAAAATTTCATTATTCGGGTTTAAATTAGGGAAAGATACGCCAGCACAGGAAGTGCTACCCTCTTTTTCTCCTCCAGTACTAGACGATGGTGCAGTAACCATAACGGCTGCTGCGCATTATGGTACAACAATTGATTTGGATTCAAATTATAAAAATGACGTCGAATTAATAACTCGATACCGCGAAATGGCAATGCAGCCTGAAATAGAAACCGCTATTGATGACATTATTAATGAAGCAATAGTACAAGAAAAAGAAAGTATTGTCAAACTTAATTTGGATGCGGTAAACGCAGCACCAAAAGTAAAAAAAGCCATTGAAGGTGAATTTAATAATATCTTGACTCTTTTAAATTTTAAACAATTGGGTCAAGATATTTTTAGACGATTTTATGTTGATGGAAGAATGTATTATAATATTATTCTTGATAAAGAACGTCCAAATTCCGGTATTCAAGAATTAAGATATACGGATCCGCGTAAAATAACAAAAATACGCGAAATAAAAAAAGTTAAAGATACTACAACAGGATTCGATATTGTTCAAGGTTATGTTGAATATTATATTTACTCTGATGTTATTTCTACAAAACCAAATTTAACAAATTCTGGATTAAGAATCGCGCCAGATTCTATGATTTGCGTTACTTCTGGTTTATTAGACGCAAAACGTTCAATTGTATTAAGTAATTTACACAAAGCAATTAAACCGTTAAATCAATTAAGAATGATTGAGGATGCTACTGTAATTTATAAAGTATCAAGAGCGCCTGAAAGACGTATTTTTTATATTGACGTTGGTAATCTACCAAAAATGAAAGCCGAACAATATCTTAAAGATATTATGGCAAAATATAAAAATAAAGTTGTTTACGATGCATCAACTGGGGAAGTTCGTGATGATAGAAGATTTCTATCAATGATGGATGATTTTTGGTTGCCTCGTCGATCTGACAACAAATCTACTGAAATTACTACTTTACCATCATCAGCTGCATTTGATGATATGTCAATGGTACAATATTTTGAGAAAAAATTATATAAAGCTCTTAATGTACCTTTTTCTAGATTAGAACAACCCGAAACGCCATTTGATGTTGGTACTAATCAAGTTATTTCAAGAGATGAAATAAAATTTGATAAATTTGTAAATAGATTAAGAAATAAATTTACAGATTTATTCGATCAAGCATTAAAGGTACAATGTTTGCTTAAAGGCGTTTGTAATGAAGACGAATTTGATACCTATAAACAAGATTTTTATTACGATTTCCAAAGAGATAATAATTATGCTGAATTAAAAGAAGCTGAATTATTAACAAATAGATTAAATTTATTATCTATGGTTGATCCATTTAAAGGAGTATATTATTCTCAAGAATGGATTTTGAAAAATGTATTAAATCTTGATGACGACGAAATTGAATTGATGCAAAAACAAATTACGCAAGAAATAGCTGCTGGAGCGTATCCAGACCCAAAAGCGATAAATGACCCTAACGCTATTCCTGGTGGAGATTTGGCTCCTGAAGACGATTCTGGGGTAAATCCAGACCAACAAGCGGATACAACACAACAAGTACCTCAACCAAAAAAACAATCGTATTCTGATAAAACTACAAATAATCCGTACTATGACTAAAAAACATAAAGAATTACCTCAAGTTTTAATATTAAAAAGATCATATATACAAAGATTTCCTAATGGACAACAGGTTGCATTATACCATTCAGAAGCATTAGATCAATTTATAACAGTTCCCTTAGACGGATCTCAATTTTCCAATACTACTGAGTCAATAATCAGTAAATTAAAAGAAATTTCAGAAAATGACGATACCCAAACTGTTATATTTACAGACTTATCAGAATTAAATATAAATAAAGAATGCGCTGACGTAATTTTACATTTTATTGAAACTCATGAAGAATTAATAGAAAATATTCGCGATTCTGATAAAAGTTTCTTAGAATTATTAGAACAAGCTGTACAGGTAGAATCACCAGATCCAGCGGAAGAATCTGAAAAACAACAGGAGTTAACAGACAAATGAAATTGTTACATGAATTTACCGAAACAGAAGTTCTTGTAGAAGACACTGCTGGTAAAAAAGAATACAAAATTAAAGGGCCATATATCCACACTGAAGAAGACAATAAAAATGGTCGTAGGTATATGTTAGAATATATGCAACCAGAAGTAGCAAGATATATCAAAGAATTTGTTAACACTAGAAGAGCTGTTGGCGAATTATCTCATCCACAAGGACCGCAGATTAATCCAGATAAAGTATCTCATTTAATAACAAAATTAGATTGGGATAGACACCTCTGTATGGGTGAAGCAATAATCTTAGATACACCAAATGGAAATATTGTTAAATCTTTTATCGATGCTGGAGTTAATTTCGGCGTTTCTACTCGCGGTATGGGTTCAATCAAAGAATCAAATGGTATTAAATATGTCCAACCAGATTTTCGTTTAGTAACAGTAGATATCGTTTTAGATCCATCCGGCAAGGATTGTTATGTTGAAGGTTTAATGGAAGGTAAAGAATGGTTGTATATTGAAGGGAAAGGTTGGGTTGAACAATATTTAGAAGAATCTAGAGATACTTTAAAAAAATTAAAAGCTAGTCAAGTTGAAGATGTTGCTTTACAGATTTTTGAAAATTATTTGTCAAAACTTTAGTTAAAAATAAAATTTTAATAAATACTTATTAAATATAATATTAAGGAGATATTTAATGTCACAAGATACAAATTTAAATCTTTCTGAAGCTGCATTAGAAATATTAAATGCAAACAGAAAATCTAAAGACGCAAGCCAAGATAAATTTGGTGAAGGCGAAAAATTAAACGATACCGCTAATAAAGGGGCTCAAGATATTGGTAACGCAGGTATTGAAAAATATGATGTCAACGCGCCATCAGCTACTGCTCCAGGTCAAACTCCGCCAGTCGGCTCAGAACCGATGAAAAAATTAGCACCTCAACCTGCTGAAACAGTTTCTAAAGCTAACACAAAAGTTAACCAACTTCCTAAAAAAGGCGTTAATGAAGAAGAAGAAGTTGAAGGCGATGAAGTTAATGAAGATATCGCAGCATTAATGGCTGGCGAAAATCTTTCTGAAGATTTCAAACGTAAAGCAACAGCAATCTTTGAAGCTGCAGTAAAAACAAAAGTTGCAGAGTTAGCTGAAGAATTGGAAGCTCAATATGTAGCACAATTTGAAGAAGCTTATGAAGAAATGAAAGAAGATTTTGCTTCTAAAGTTGATGAATATTTAGATTACGTTGTAGAATCTTGGATGCAAGAAAATGAATTAGCAATTGAATCAGGATTAAGAACTGAAATTGCTGAAGGTTTTATTGATTCTCTAAAAACAGTATTCGAAGAACACTATATCGATATTCCTGAAGAAAAATTTGATGTAGTTGAAGAATTAGCTTCTAAAGTAGAAGCATTAGAAAAACAAGTTAATGAAGAAATGACAAAAAATATTAACTTGAAACAAAAATTGTCAGAACAAAAGAAAGTTGAAGCTCTTCACTCAGTTTGTGAAGGTTTGACATTATCTCAAGCTGAAAAAATTAAAACTATTGCAGAGAGCGTAGAATTTGTAAGCGAAGAAGATTTTGTTGATCAAATTGAAGCAATCAAAGAATCTTATTTCTCAGTTGCTACAGTTAAACCTGCTTCAATTGAATCTTTAAATGATGTGGTAAATTTAAATGAAGAAACTAAAGCACCAGCAGTAGATCCAATGATCGCAGCTTATGCTTCTAGAATCTCAAAAACGCTTTTAAAATAAATAATTTAAAAATATAAAGGAGTTAAATTAAATGGCTTTATTAAATGAAGAATTACAAGTAAAATGGAGTCCAGTATTGGACCACCCAGAATTGGCTAAAATCAGCGACCCGTATAAAAAAGCGGTAACTGCGATTGTTTTAGAAAACCAACAAGCTGCTATGGATGCAGATCGTCAAACTTTGAACGAAGCTGCACCAACAAACGTTGCTGGCGGTATCTCAAACTTCGACCCTATCTTAATCAGTTTGGTTCGTCGTGCTCTTCCTAACTTAATTGCTTATGATGTTGCTGGCGTACAACCAATGACTGGTCCTACTGGTTTGATTTTTGCTCTACGTTCACGTTACGGTTCACAAGGTTCTGCTCAATCTGATGGTAGCACATTAAATGGCGGTTCTGA